AGTGCAACAGTCTGGGCCATGATAGCTAAGATGAAGGTCACGGGAACACTCTTACTTAGGTGCCATTCTTTGTCATTACTCATTACGGGTAAACCTCCCAACTAAGCTGGAAATGTGGGCCATCTGGAAAAGACTCCCAGTCCCCGCCCCACTCAAGATCAATATCCAATTCGTCAGCGGCTTGTTTCATGGCATCAGCGATAGGGTAGAAGTATTCCCAATCCCAAGACAGTGGATAAGGTGCAAGGTCTACAGCGTGCCCTGTTAGATGGCGTGAGTTCATAGTCTGGGACTTGCCTTGAGCTACCAACTTACGTTGACGGTCAATGTTACGAACACCCTCAATTACACTGAAGTCTTGCTCTGTGATCTCAATAGTCCGTTTAACTACATTAACCAAGCCAGGGTGAACACCCGAAAGGTTTTGCATACTACGTTGTGAAAGTCTGTAGTTACTCATTTATTACTCCTGCGATTAGGCTTGCGAAGGCTGATGATCCGTCAAAGAAATACCCAGCACCCGGTTGTTGCTTTCAGAATCTCACCCAGACCCCGATAAAGCTCCGATTGACCCGAAGATAGCACTTTGCGGTGCGTTAAAATCTATCTGATCTACAGTTTTATTCCTCAGTCTAATGTTAGTGCTTGATGTTCTTTCTGCTACTATGGCTTGATATAGGGTGCGTGATTGATTGTTAGACGAAGTGTGGAGCAAGCTGATCGGGTTCATGTTTATTAAATTTTCCCCTAACCCAAACGGATCGGTTATGTCGCCCCAGACTTTGTCTGTGACGTATGCCTCAGATGATGTAGGGGTTGGGTGGTAGTAGGAATTTGAAATCCTAGCTAATATGGCATCTGTGTTCCATATGTTTTGACCCGACTGGTTGTAAACAGAAACACCATAAGACCCAGCGCCCGGTTCAGGTAGGGAAGAAATAGGTCTAAACGTGTGAATGGTCAAAGAAGGCATGTTTGAAATATACTGGTGACGAAAAAATTTGTTCTTGTAAACCTCTGTATTACCTGTAAACGGATTTTGGAATATAACCTCAACACCTAAACCCCAAGTGCTATAAAAATCTCCTGTGTTTGGAAGCTCTATGAGTTGCACTTCATCATTATTTTGCAAGCTAGTCGGACCTGATGTACGAAAATCATATCCGTAATGTGTATTCCCGTTAATACTGGCTGATTTGTTAGCCGAGATTGTACCGACCCTAACCCTACTAAGTAGAGGTCCGCCTTCGCTGTCTATGGCTATTTCACCAAGCTCATTATATGTTTGAAGCCCATATGTCATTATTTATCGGATAGAAAAAAATTGAAACAAAAAAGAGTCTGCTGTTGAACGAGACTGGCTCCAAGACAACTGCTTGTTACTGTTATCAAAAGAAAAGGTTGGTTCTAAAACTCCGTTAAGTGACCGAACAAATACATACCCTTTATCCGCATCGAAACCGGGAACAAAAAAACTCCCGCTAGTTCCAACTTCTGTTTTCACAAAGAACAATTTTGCAGTTCTTATTTTAGTAACAGATAAAAACCCATCGGTTGTTAAAACTTCCATCCCATAAGACATTACGAAAGATTCCCTATCTTAACACGCAAATTATTGCTAGAATCGTAGACCTCAATCACGTCATCTGTGATCCTAACCCTTTCTCCAGTCGCAGCACTCTGAAACGTGCCAATAGATGCAGCTACAGCACTCAACTCATTAACACTTATCTTATCAGCAGTCACAGCCCCGGCAGCAATCTTAGAGGCCACAATGGCATTTGCAACAATGCTATCAGTCGTAACTGAGTTATCCTCAATAGCCGTGAAGAGTGTATCGTCCCACTGACCTGCCGAAGCATCCCAACGGTAGAGGCTAAAGTCTGACAGCAGCAACACGATTTGGTTATCAAATTCCCCAGAGGCAGGAAGTGTGTTCACCGCCTTAACGCCAGCTTGGTCTAGAGTATCCTGAAGAGATTGGCTAAAGTCGTTCTCCTCGATTAACTGCGTAGTGGCAGAAACAGGGCCAACTACAGAACCTTTATTACCACTATAGTCTACCGTTTCAGCCCAATAAGAACGGGTAATATCATTGGGTAGGTTTAGCCTATAGAATATGTCTGTAGTGCTACTACCAATAAGGGTCGCATTGCTGAAGTTGTTATCAACACTTTCGTAGATATTTACCTTGTACCAGTCTGCATCTGTAGGTGGAACATAGGATATAGTAATAACCTGATAAGCCCCGATAGCAGTTAGGCTGGTAACTGGCCCCGGAGCAGTCTGATCCCCACCCACTTGGAATGTAGTAGTTGCGTAAGGTCCAGATACACCTAGAGTGTTTACAGCCTTTACCCTCACTTCGTAGACAGTGTTCTCAATAACAGGTGCTATTTGGTATTCTGTAGTATCTAGGTTGGAACTGATAAACTTTGAGTCACCCTGCACCCGCCATTCAAGTACATAAAAGTCCACAAAAGCATCGTCCGGTGCATCCCAATCTACGATAAAGCTGTTTACAAATGTCCCATCATCTGTAGTGAAGCCCCCGTCTGAAACTGAAAGGTTTTGTGGTGAAACATTGATAAAAGGATTTGGAAGATTAGTATTATCCCTTTCGTAGACAATGCCATCATCTACTTCATCAAACACACTTTCACTGATTTCACGAAGTGTCATTTGCACTTGCAGGTCTTGACCATCAGTTAGCCCAAAGGTCCAAGAGGCCACTTCAAAGGCTTTAGCGTCCCAGCCGAAGCGGTCAATAGTAAGATTAACTACATCACCAACTTGTGCTTGGAAACCTCGCAGTCCAAAAGAAGCCTGAACAGTAAGCTGCTGACGAGTACGCTCAAGGGCAATCCTAGCAATACGACGAGCTTCAATAGAGTTGTCCGTGAAAGGAAGTTCAATATCCGCAACAGATTCTTGTCCACCATCAGCATCAATGAACACTTGGTTCTTAACTTCAGGGTAATCAGTTATCTGCCAGTCTGATTCCACACCACGAAATGTGCCTTTTACAGTATTGAAGTTGTCCCTGCGCGAGTGACGAGTCTTGACAGAAATGCTGCTACGTAAATCATCCTCAGTGTATGTAACCGTAGGGGCAACCCAATAAGCAGGTTTAACACGCCACTGCCCCTGAGCATACCACAAGAGGCCACCCATAGACGTTAGCATGTCGTTCAATGTATCATAGGGTGATGCAGCAGTTGTAAAAGCCCCGTTGCACGTATATCGTGTGGTGCCTGCTAAGGTATTCGTCTCATCACAAACATTGGCAGCAGTCTGGAACAGCAAATCATCAATGTTGGTAAGTTCTTCATTAAGCCCGTACGAGTTTGTTAAGTAATCCCTTAGACAAAGTGCAGGATTATCACTCCACTCTGTAGTGTCTGTACGAGGATCATAAACCTTCTTACCTTTGATTGTAGTGGTAATCTCAGGCACACCGTTAGGAAACGCATCTTGATTGAACTCAAACCTAATGTATAGATAAGAGATTCCGCGTAACCTGTGGTCTGTTGTCCACTGAGCTACCTCGGAAACTAAATCTGAGTCTGCCAACTGGTCATCAGTTCCAAGGTGCTTCTTAATCCTGATGAAGCCATCGTAGGGCTGACCACTATTCACAAAACCGTTGGAGTCCAAACCAACAACATCATCGTTGACAAAGATTTGGTCAAAAGACTCTATCTCGTGTCCAGTGTAAGCAATGACCCTGTGTAGGTACTTATTACTAGAGCCAGTGGTGCCATCGTAAACCACTACACCACCAACACGCATACGGCCATAGATAATCTGGTGATCCAAAGCTGAACCACGTTGATTTACTTGATAGCCAGACCTTTGAGGTGCAGAGATGCTAGGTGCCTTAGGTTTGGGGGCAAGAGCATTAAGTGCTAGGCCAATGGCTGCTTGTGTAGCAAAACCGATGGCTCCAGCAACAAATCCGCCAACCGAAATCCCTACTGCCCCTGCGACAGCGGTGCCAATAGCGACAGCAGCAGTAAAAACAGCCATTTATAACACCTTCTGGAACTTAGTTTCTATTTCTGTGTAGCCCATACGCTTTACAAAACTATCAATGGGTTTCTCTGTAGTCCCCACAATATGAAATACCTTAATACCATCTTCTTTTAAGCACCTCTCAGTGAACCGCACAAGGTCTTTAGCTACCGCTTGGCCCCTATAGGACTTGGCTACATACAAACCATCATCACAGGCCAGCATAGAGCCTCTGGAGTGCAAGTTAGGGCTTAGGATTACCCACAGGTACCCGACCAACCTACCATCATCCCTAGCGGTAAATATCTTAAGTAGCCCTAGATTTTCCAACTGACCATACAAGTCCCAATCCATGTCAAGTTCGAACACCTCACGGACTGGATACACTTCGTTAAAATGGTCCTGAATAAGGAAGACTACTTCATCTTTAACATCTGATAAGAACTCTTGTGTGTAATTAATTTTTAACACTACGGCCCCACACAATCTCTTTGTCTTGTAAATCTTCTACATAATCTAACCCCCTGTCGTTAGGGAACTTGGACTTTTGATAACCACTTGTATAACGACGAACCCTAGCCCTTTCTAAGTCAATTAACTTATTCTCTACTTTAAGCTCAATCGTGCCAAAGTCTGGACCCTCGTCAATGTTCATCTCATCCATATAACCAGAGAAGATTTGAGTAAGACCAGTTTCTTGTAGTTCTAGTTGTATCTTACCGCCGTCTTCTAGTAGGATATATGCACCATCTTCTTTTTGTAGGCTTCCCTTGGAGAACATGCCGAAGTATATCTTGCACACACGACCTTGATATGGAGACTGTAGGGCGAGTGAGATAACTTCTGAGGGCATACCACTAAGAGTAATCGTAGCGCCCCTCACAGCGATTTCTGTGGTCTCCTCAATGCTACTAACATCCAGAAGATTACCAGTACCTGTATAGCTAACCCCCTCAAATACAAGAGTGCCTACACCAGTCCAAAGGCGCAAAGGTCCGCTGTCAAACTCTAGTTCAATCGCAAAGAACGGATAAACTACATCATCTTCAAGGTTGTTCTGAATAGCAGTAGAGATGTCACGAGTAGCCATACCTACTTACTCCGGCTTTTCAGGCCAAGTCACATCGGCAGGGAAACCCGACTGATTTGGCACATCGCGCAGCGTTTGGCGGTAATCGGCCCAGTCTTGTGGCACGGGTTCACCACGCTCATAAGACACGGCAACGATCCAGTCGGATGCTTTAAGCAGGCGGTCACGCTCTGCCCTGACCTGATCTGCCGTGGGCGCTGGCTCAACGTATTCCGCAGGGGTGACCCCCTGTTCAAGCATAGCCGCATAGTGACGGTTGCCCCCATCAGCAGGGATGGACATCTGAACGCCATCGACCAGTGCGGTGATGCTGCCTGTGGCGGTGAATTGTGCGTTTGTGATGTTCATGACTATAACTCCGCGTCTGCTGTAAAATTTTGCACTTCTACAAATGTAGTACTGTCACCCACTGAAACTTCAGAAAAAGTCCTTTTAGTCGATACGTTCCACCCGGGGTTTATTGAACCAGTGTTTGTAGTTGCAGAAACCGTAGGAACCGCACGCATTTCTACGGGGTGCGTAGTTACAGATTGCCTAAAATTTTGAGTACTCCCAGAAAGATAGGCGCGGGAGGTATTCGGTTCTTCAAAGTAATACCTCTGACACAGCGCCAGTTCCGTCCCAATCGGCCTGCGCTCAAACGGTGTGGCGACGGAGCCTGCTTCGAGCTGGACCTGTGCGATGTCGATACTGTCATTGTTCAAGTTGGACCCAACAGCGCCTTCCTTGATGTCAAAGGCCAGTTCCAGCCTTGAGTTCGCCCCGATGGTCTTTCCAGAAATAGAAGGTATGCTGACAGTGGCGGTAAACTTTTGCCAAGCAGTCGTTAGCGAAACGGGAGGTGCAAGAGTGTTTACGCTAGCAGACCCGTCGAAGAATTGAAGGAAGCGGGGGCGAATATCGCGTGCAGCAGACGCCTTCGCCCAGAACGACAGCGTTACGGTCTGCCCTGCAAAGGTGCGAACGTCCTCAATCTTCTGGGTCACGTTTGCGGCGTCGAATGTATAAGACGACCCCTGTGTACGATAAAAGTAAGTAGGCTCGTTAGGCACATCTGTCTGCCCAACTGTAAATGCTTGACGTGATTGCGTAACCGTTCCAGAAGCACCTGCCGCGGTGTGAACCCAGCGGTCAGCCAGATAGCCAGCCCCCGAAAGGCTCGTCCCCCGCTGCCAGTGGTCAAAGTTCCCGTTGATGATGGCGTTGCGGAAGCCTGCGAGTGGGCCACCGTTGATTGAGGGCAATGTGATACCAGCAAACTCAGGGCTGTCCGTGGTGCTTACGCCTTGGTCCAAAGCCTTAACCGATGCTTCAGAGGTCAACTCAGAGTCCATCAAGGCACCAGCGGCGGTCACATTAGCCGTGTCGGTTACGTCTGCCCCCGATTCAATGCCGTCGAGTTTGCTCTTATCCGCCGCAGTGGTGAACTTGTTTGTCGTTGTGGAGTCATCAATATCGTCAGCGTCCAGAACAACAGTGCCGGTCTGGGTGTTGACGCTATCGACGGTGTTTACCTCTGCCCCTGATTCAATGCCAGATAACTTTGATTGTTCTGCATCCGTGAAAGCATTCGTATCCGCATTACTCTCATAGGCAGTCTTGATTTCACCAGCGGTTTGGTCAGCAGTAGCGCCACTTTCAATACCATCCAACTTAGACCCGTCAGCAGCTACGTCACGTCCGTCTACGGTGCCGGTGACCTCTATATCGCCTGTAGTGGAGATACCTTTATTGAAATCCCAAGTGTCGTCTGTGGAATCGTAGGTGATAGTTGCATTCGCGCCATCT